AGTACAAATAAACGACCAAACTGAATCTGAAAAGGTCACTTTGGAACAACAAGCAGAGGCTCAAGATAAAGCTAAAAAAGAAGTGGAATCTGAGCGTCCCGAGTGGTTAGACGAAAAGTTTACCTCTCCCGAAGATCTAGCGAAAGCGTATGCTGAACTACAACAAAAACAAGGTTCTAATAATGAAGATACACAAGAAGATAATACAACTGAAGACCAAGAAGAAACAGGTTTCGATCCTAATTCTGTCATCGGTCAAGCCCAAGAAATGTATGGGGAGAAAGGTGAGTTATCTGATAAGATGTATAGGGAACTTGAGAAAAATGGATTACCAAGAGAAATGGTTGATGCTTACATTGCAGGTCAAGAAGCTATTATTGACTCTGAAACTAATGCAGTACGAGATTCTATTGGTGGTGCTCAAAACTATGAAGCAATGGTTCAATGGGCACAAGAAAATCTAACAGATGGAGACATCGACGCATACGACGCTGTCGTCAGTAATGGATCACTTGAAGAAGCACAAATGGCTGTTCAAGGGATGTATGCTCGTTTCCTAGCAGGAGGAGGTAAAGCACCTAACCTTGTTCAAGGAAGCACGAGTGGCGAAGCAATTAAACCTTTTAACTCATCAGCTCAAGTAACTGAGGCTATGCGAGACAAACGTTATACAACTGATCCTGCATTCCGAGCAAACGTAGAGAAGCGTTTATCGGTTACTACAGCATTTTAGGGACTAATATGAAATGACAAGCGAACTTATATCATTATTCTTAGGCACAGGCGTAGGTGCTATTACAAAAGTAATTGGACTTTTTGTTTCAAGTAGTATTGAACTCAACAAACAAAAAGTAGAAGCCAATGTAGCTACTCAACAACTTGCAGACGAAAGCCACGATAAGGCTTCTAAGCGTGGAGGAGAGTGGGTACGTCGTCTAATTGTAATGGTATGTTTGTTTGGCGTCGTCGTCGCTCCATTCCTTATGGCGTTTATGACACAAGGAGTCACCGTGAGTGAACAGAAATCACTTTTATTCTTTACGTGGGAAACTTGGAAGACCTTAGAAGGTTTTGTAATCTTACCCGAAATCCGTACCACACTAATAGCCATCGTTGGTTATTACTTTGGCTCATCCTCAATTAAAAAATAATATGTCAATACAAGTTAGAACAACAAATATTACGGGTGGGACAATTAAATCTATATCGTCTCCCCACGGCTCATTCGTCGAAACAGTCACAGCTCCTACAGTTACTTCAAGTGCTATTACAGTAGATAACGCTAATGTTGTCCAAGCAGATAGAGAAATACTAAATTCTGCAAGTACTTATTTCGAAGTCGTTAGTGTAGATAATGCTACGAATCGTATCAAAATGATTACATTTGAAAGTACCGGTACAGGTACATTTGATATGCTTCAGTTAACTGCTGTAGGTGGAACTGTAAGGTATGATTTACTAACTGCTTTAGGTGGTACTGTTGAACTAGGAAAACAATATAGTATCCAACCTACATACGGTAGTGGTAGTGGTCAAATGTCTTCTGACGACATCGGAGAGATTAGATGGAGTTTAACAACTAATACAGCTACTACACCAATACCTCAAACTATAGAGATCAAAGTAGCTATATATTTTAACGATGCCTAATAAACCCTCTCCGTTAGAACTTGGAGAGGACACAGGAATAACAATTCCACTTAGGAATCTATTAGCGATCATCGCAGGCGTAGCTGTAGCCGTTATCGGTTACTTTGGTGTAGACGAGCGTATAATGATGCTTGAGCACGAACAGGCTCGATTGTCTGACGACGTCAACGTCAACGCTACTTGGATTGATGAATGGGAGTCAGATGGAATTTTACCATTAGATGTTGAGCAGAATATGCGAATAGAGCATCTTGAATGGAAACTTGAAAAACTAGGATTTTAATTATGAGTAGAAGACGTAAAGGCGTATCTCTTCGTAAAGAACACAAATCTAAAAAAGGTGGTCTTACAGAGAAGGGAAGAAAATACTACAACGCTAAAACAGGCTCTAACCTTAAAAGACCACAACCGGGTGGGGGAAGTCGCAAGAAGTCCTTCTGTGCCCGTATGAGTGGTGTTAAAGGCCCTATGAAGGACTCTAAGGGTAGACCTACTAGAAAGGCACTAGCCCTTCGTAGATGGAAATGCTAATGAGTTGTGGTTGTGAAAAATGTCGACGTCATTCTTTAACTATTAAACGAAAGAAGAAAAATGCCAAAAGTTAATGGAAAGAAATATCCCTACACAAAAGAGGGAAAGAAAAAAGCTAAAGACGATGCTAAACGCAAAGGTCTAAAAATTAAATACAATGGGTAAAATATGTCCGGAAGGTATTGCGTGGGCTAAACGTAAATACGACAAATGGCCATCTGCTTACGCTTCAATGGGAGCATCGAAGTATTGTAAGACAAGAGGCAGAAGAAAGAAACTAAAGGTCAAGAAGTAATGGGTGAATTAGCAAAATGGCGTGCACAAAAATGGGTAAGAATTGGATCGGATGGAAATATTAAAGGCCCTTGTGGCACGTCTAAAAACAAAAAGAACCCGGACAGATGCCTTCCGATGGCTAAGGCTAGAAGCCTATCAAAATCCGAACGTGCTTCAACAGCTCGTAAAAAGAAACGAGAAGGAAGCAAAGGAAAACAATTTGTACGCAACACCAAGAGAGCACGAGTAAAGCTCAAAATGCGTAGATAAGAATTTTGTCGACCGACTTAGACACACAGCCCGTTGCGACGGATAACTGTATGAATGACGACGTCAACCGACACCTAACTAAAACAATAACAATCCAAAAGGAGAAATAAAAAACTATGGCAAATCCAGCCTTATCAGCATCTCTCCCTGCTTCACGTGTTGGTTATAATTTCAATACCGATAACACGACTACGTCGAACGCATTGGAGAACGCCTTGTTCCTCAAGGTATTCAGTGGTGAGATTCTCACTGCTTTCGAAGACGCTAACATAATGAAAGGTCTTCACACTATCCGTACCATCTCTAATGGTAAATCAGCTCAGTTCCCTGTTACAGGTATCGCTTCTGCGAAATACCACACTCCGGGTAATTCATTGATCGAAGGTAGTGGTTACTTATCTGACATTCAAAAATCAGAGAAAGTTATCCTTATCGACGAGATGTTAACTTCATCAACATTCCTAGCGAACATTGATGAGCTTAAAACTCACTTCGATATTCGTTCAGTATACGCCCAAGAACTTGGTAAAGCACTAGCTAAGAGATTCGACATTGCTACAATGAAGACTCTTTACCTTGCTTCTAAAGCATCTGCTAACATTACAGGTGTAACTGACGGTGGCTCATCAGTCCACATTCCTTCAGCTACATTGAAGACAACTGCAGGTATCATTGATGCCTTGTTCACAATGGCTCAAACACTTGATGAGAAGAACGCACCTCAAGAAGGTCGTTTCGCTATCCTTCACCCTTCAACTTACTACCAATTAATTACAGCCGACAATGGTAATGTAGTTAACTCAGCAGTAAATACAGACGTTGGTGGAGCAGGTAGCCTTGCAACAGGTACTATACCTATGGTTGCAGGTATCAGCTTATTCAAGTCTAACCACATCGTAGACGTCGCAGGAGCTCTTAACACTAAGAACTCAATTGATTCTACAAGTGGTGCTGTTCAGCCTACATTATCCGGTACAACCGGTTATGATGGTGACTTCCGTGCTTTACGTCACGGTGCAGGTACAACTGCTGATCCACACGTTTATGGTATCATCGGTGGTACAAAAGAAGCTATCGGTACAGTTAAGTTATTAGACTTAGCTACTGAATCTGAGTATCAAATCGAAAGACAAGGTACATTGTTCGTTGCTAAATATGCAATGGGACACGGTGTACTACGTCCCGAGTGTGCTATCTCTATCGTTCCGGAAGAAGGAAGTAGTGGAGATGACGCAGTCTCAGACAACTAATTCTTAATTCAACTCGAAACCCTCATAGGTCTATTCCTATGGGGGTTTCCCTTTTTATAAAATTTTATTATTATGTCTCATACTTACGTTCACAACGACAATAATCCCGTAGATTGGTTTGGTATCGACTACGACTTTACATCATCAATGGGTATATTCCAACTCGATATGAATATGTTCTACGAAGATGCTGTTGGAGGCCCTAGTGGTACAGTTGATGGTCAATCAGCTAGTAGTCTTGCATTACATTTAAATGAAACTACAGGTGATGTTCGTTATGTTTACTTTGTTATGATGCGTTACTTGTTCGATAAGTATATGGACAAAAAGAACTCTAGTACTCACGTTATGCCTAGAGCTTTCAAAATGACTAGAAGTCAAGTAAGAGATAGAGACAATAATAAACGACACACAACATACACAGTTACTTTTGTTGAAAACGAATCATCTGTTACAGACACAGTTGGTAGTCGTTTCTTAACCCCCGAAACACAATTATAATTTATGTCCACTACAACTCTACACGACGCTGTCAACACTTGTCTTAGTGTAATAGGAGAATCTGCTCTTACTACAGCAAATACAAGTACTAATCCTAATGCAGTCATTGCTCGTCAAATTATTGAAGAAGTAAGTAGAGAAACTCAATCTAAGGGTTGGTGGTTTAATACAAGTGGTGGCAGTATAAGTATTTATACAAACGCTTCTAATGATTTTAACACTAATATTCCCGAGGAAGCAGTAAGATACATTACTATTCGTTCTGCTAGAGTTATGCAGAGTCGTTTCCTTAGTTCTGAGGAGTTACACAAATTCAGCTTTAATGAAGAGCAAGTGGCTTTTGCGATCCTGTCAGCTAGACAAGCAAAGGAGAGTGGTACGACGACGTCGTTTACAGCTATACCCGACACAGTTAAGAATATGGGTATTGAGGAAGTGTTATTCCTTCAATCAAGTGCTGAAGAAAAACTTTTAACTATTCGTCTTAATACAGAACTTAAGCAAGGCGAAAAATTAGCTTCAGAGAAATTATTAACTGATGCTCAAAAATTAGCCGTCGACGAAGACACAAAACTTAAGAAGGTACAGCAATCTGACATAAGTGCTGACATAAGTATCAAAGGTAAACAAGGATCACTTGTGGATGCACAAACAGCCACAGAGGGTTCTAAGAAACTTGATATTGAAGCTGAGACTACTTTAAAAACTAAACAAGGTAATCTTGTTGATGAACAAGTCGACACAGAGAAAGTCAGACAATCAGATATTAGTGCTGATATAAGCATCAAAGGTAAGCAAGGTTCACTCGTAGACGCACAGACAGCCACAGAAGGTTCGAAGAAGTTAGATGTCGAAGCTGACACTACTATTAAAGGTAAGCAGGGTAGTCTTATTGATGAACAGGTAAATACCGAGAAAGTCAGACAATCAGATATTAGTGCTGACGTAGGTATCAAAGAAGCAACAAGACTACGTGTTCACGAAGAAACAGATCTTTTACAACAACAGTTTATCACTGAAATCGCTGAAAGTGACAAGCGTCAAAAAGAAGCAGAGTTAGTAGAAGGTCAACGTCTTAAAATTAATGAAGAGACAATGCTCACTATTAGCCAAAAAGAGCTTTTAGAGAAACAGAAATTAACTGAAGAAGAGAACACAAATAAGATACAAGCTGAGAAGAATTTACTTACATCTCAGAAAACTAAATTAGATAACGAAACAGCTTACATAGTAACTGAAGAAAAGAATTATAATGCTAATCGAGGTGTAGGTCTATTAGGTCAATCGGGTTTCTTTACTTACAAAAATTTTAGACCGGAAATGCGTATAATGGGTTTTCAAGAAACTACATTTAATGCTTTACCTGCTTACAAAAAGAAAGAGTTATTAGAAGATGCAAATACTATGCGTTCAGCAAGAACAATAAATAGCACTTCTCTTATAGAATATGTAAATAATATTTTAAGATACATCGGTGAAGAACAAGTTACTAATACAAATGAATCATCGCTAGCTTCTGAAGCGTATGAGTTAATGTTAAAAACTAACACAGAATTACAATCTCGTGGTTGGTGGTTCAATACAGAGACAGACGTAGACGTCGTTCCAAATAACTCACTTATTAGTTACCTATCTGATTGGTTAAGTATAGAACTAAATGATGTACCAACAACAAAACAAAAGGTAGGAAATGCGTTTTATCTTAGAAATTTAGATACTAAAAAGTACAATGAGTGGGAAGGCACACAAAAAGCCACTATTATTTACAGCCGTGATCTTGACGAAACACCACAGAAGTTCCAAGAGTATGTCGAAGTAAGAACTGCTAGATTACTAACAGAGCTATACCCACAAAGTGGTATTGATATTCAACGTCTACCAAAGTTAGAACAAGAGCTTGAAACTTACTTTAAGGATCGCCAAAACGATCAAGGTAATTATAATATATTCAATAATTACGACACAGCTACTAGAGTAGGTGTTAACAGAAACTACGACTTAGTTTAATATGCCATTAGTAAATACTTCTATATCAAGCATAATCGGAGGTGTTTCCCAACAACCCGATTCAACTAGATTTGCCGGACAATGCGAGATACAGGAAAACGCTTTGAGTAGTGTTGTTGATGGTTTAACTAAACGCCCACCTTTAAAACACATAAAGAAACTTTTTAATTCATTAACCGGTACTTACACAACACATTTTATTGATCGTGATGAAAATGAAAAATATGTTGTTATAATTAATAGGACAGGGTCGTCGTCTACAACTTATCGAATATATAATCTACTCACAGGTGCTCAATGTTCAATTAATGGAGTTACAGGGACATATACAGCTAACTCATCCAATACACCTTATTTACACCCTAGTGCTATTGACGATTTAAAATTCACTACAATAGGTGATACAACTTTTGTGTGTAATAGTACAGTTACAACTGAGCAAGACACGACATCTACTTACGAAACTCCCGATTATGAGCGTAAAATTGTTACTTTTATTAAGCAAGGTGATTATGAAAAAGATTATGAACTAAAAATAGGAAATGACGTTGTTCCTCGTTTTAATGTTCAATTTATGCTAATACCTATTATGAACACAATTTCACCTGCTTACGGTATTGCTCTTAAAAATAACGCAGTTGGCTTTACTGCAAGTTCAACAAGTATAACCGGAAATATTGCTTGGGGAACTAGTGGTTATAATAAAAATATTAAATTTAAAACAAATTCTAATGGTGAAATTATAGAGTGGGCATACCAATTAAGCTCAAGTAGTAGTACCTATTCGGGATTTAGTACATATCATACAATCGAAGGGCCTTACCCAAATTCAACAAATCAGCCTCTTATTTTTACTATTAATGCTACGTCTTCACAGGCTCAATCAAGTAGTACTATATTTAATTATGGAACTGCTTCATTTAGATCCGGAGATGCTAACACTAGTGGTAATAATGCTGATACTACAACGATAATGACTTCCCTTAGGTCTGATATGAATTCAGCTTTTGGTACTAATTTTGATATATTTCAAGACGGAAATTTAACTGTTTTAACTCAAAAATCATCTGTAGCTAATGCAACTAATGACTTTATTGTCTCGGCATCAGACGGTCTTGGTAATCAAGGCTTAACTGCTCTTTACAAGAAAACAGGTTCTATAGTTGATTTACCAAATACGTGTGAAAATGGTTTTATAATTAAAATTGCAGGCGATGTATCCATTGGTACAGATGATATGTATGTAAAATTTGCGACTGAAGACGGAGGACAATATGGAATGGGTGCTTGGGAAGAAA